GGTGCTGTGAGAGTTTGGGAAGACCAATACGAATTGGTTCTTTTATGAGGTATCAAAATTATCTTAGAGAAATAGGAGTTATCTGATGTTCAACTGGTTTAAAAGATTTACTGAAGATTATGATGTAAAACAAGAAGATGAAACTCTTTTTGACAGACTTATTGAGTTGGAAACAAGAGTTTTAAAACTAGAAGTGGAAAATGTAGAACTCACAAATGCTTTGTATGAAGTTGAAAACAGACTACAAGCAAAGGTTGACAACATACATCCAGTCACTTATAATTTAAAGGATTATACACTTGATAAGTAATGTACGAAAATCTAACACAATTTGAAAGAGCACTTGCTCGATTTGGTGATAAAGTGGGTTTGATTGCTGGAATGGAAGTATCTGATAAAATTTCTCCAGAAGAAGCATATCAGATGATTAAAGAAGAATACAAAGAACTTAAGCAACTTCGTAAAGTTGAAAAAAACAATTGGGATACTGCTGATTTGAGCGATGTCTGAAGACTCACTTAAGATTATTGAGAATGCCGATGGCACATTTGCGATGGAATGGGACAAACAAGACCCAAAATGGTCTTGGTTGAATTCCTTGACATCCAAAGAGATTCAGGTTATAGTAGAACAAGCAATCAAAGAGGAACTTCAACGCCATGACTGACTACAAAAAATACTCACTTGGACAAGTTGAGAACTTTCTGTATGATGCGATGAGTACAGAAGCAACACCACAAGAAATCTATGATGTGATTAAAAAAGTTGTTGAAGACAACTATTATACTTACAAGGTACAGACAGAAAAAGCATACGAACTTCTTGCTTTGCTGAATGGAAATGGTAAGGGACATATTAAGGCATATGATGATATTGTTGGTAAGGATAGTTTTTTAAGAAAAGATCGCAATAGCAACTTCCCAAAAGAAAATACTGTTTGCGATAAAGATGACCCATCACCTGAATGTAAAGGTGCTTGGAATGACTTTTGGGAAGAACGGTATTATCCAGAAGAACATTCACAATACACGGAAGAAGAAATGAATGCGATGTGTGATGCTGCTGAAAAAGCAGACAAAGTGAAAAAATGGATTCTTCCCGTTGAACCAGATCCAAGTGGTGAATACTTTGTAACTTTCCCTGATGATCTTTTGGAGGCAACAGATCTGAAAGAAGGTGATCATGTTGAGTGGATTAATCAGGGTGATGGATCTTATCTATTGAAAAAAGTAAAACAACCATCTTGGGTAAGAGGTAATGAACTTGCGCGAGTTAAAACCTATCAAGAAATGATTGATGATGGTTGGACTATGACTGATGATGGTTTTTGGATTAAGGAGAACTAAAATGGCATTAGGATCACAAGTAGAAGAATCACTTAAAGAAGCACAAGAATCTCTTCGTAATGCTCTTGCATTTGCAGCAAGAACAGAACGACCGATGGTTTGTAGTGTAATTGCTGATCTTATTTCCCGTATTGATAGCGTAATGCATACTGATTCTTTATTGGATAAACTTGAAAATCGCAAACCTGGGGATTCTGGAATGTTTGGTAATTTCTTTAATCAATAATGGCAACACCAAAAGATTTTGATGGAAAGATTAGCATTCCTTTAATAGAATCTTCAACCTTTTTTCCAGTTACATCTCAAAATAATAATGAACCATTTGATATTTGGTTTTATCGTAGAGCAGCGGATGATAGATCACTAAAGGAATTTCTTGATAGTATTGTACCAGAAAACATGGGATACGATAAACCTACAAATCAGTTGTTTTATCGTTCACAATCTGGTAAACTATATCGTATGGACTTTACGGAGATTCGATGACTGAACCTAACGAATTTGGCAAAGCACTACAAGAATGGTGGGACTCTGAAGCTTGCAAGAATCTTCAGAAAGAAACTGAAGAAGCAAAGCAAAGAGCAGTAGGAAAGTATTTTATGCTTTCTGAATCAGATAAACTTGACATGGTGCAGGCAATTTGCTACATCATGTGTAAGGCAGAAAAAGAAGGAACAAGTCATCGTGGTCTTATGGATTCACTAGGAATCTATCCTTCTGGTTTCTGGATTGATCATCTAATGGATGTTCATAATGCTTTATGGTCTTATTATCATGACCAAAAGAAAGAAAAAGAACTTAAAGATGACTTAGATACTCTTGATGGTTTTATTACTTAATGTAAAGCGATCCCGAAGAAAACATTAAGTTTCTACATAATAATGAAGATAAAGTGTTAAAATCGACACAATCAAATTTGAGGATTATGACTCTTTCCAAAACAAGCGCAGAAGATCTTACAACAGAAGAATGGGATGAACTTGTTGCTTTAAAAAAAGCAATTAATACTAATCCTGCTGCAGTTCATCCAGATAAAATGGAAAAATTTACTGAATTGTTAGTTCGTTCTCTTGAAGGAAAGTGTGATCCGCCAGCTCCAAAAAACTGGAGAGGTAGTGCATTAAGTGACTGAAAAAATAAATATTATCACTATTATACAAAAAAATGGATAACATAAATCAACACATTCAAAAAGATGTTGACATTTTGAATGACCCTACAATATCACCACAATCAAGACGTCACACAGAAGAGGAATTAGCGGCACTTCAGTCATACAAAGCAAACCATCCTGATGATGACTACGATCCAAATGCATTTGAACTTTATTGTGATGCCAATCCTGATGCACTAGAATGCAGAATTTATGAAGATTGAGGACAGTTTAAAAACTGGCACACTGGGTCTCCTGGTTTTCTGGGAGACCCTTTATAATATGCAAGTAAATCATTTTATTCATGACCGTTCCCAATTCTATTATTGAAGATTCTCGTCTCATTCTTACAGAAAAATTTGAAGAAGGTCTTGGTCTTACTTCTACTGCTCTTAAAAGGTATTCAGGTCCTTGCCTTGAAAAATGGTCCGAATTAACTCTCAAACTCATTATTGCATCACTCCTCGATAAGTATCCGAATGCTAAAGTTGAATGGGGTAAAGGTTACATTCAGTCTGACTATGAAGGATGTAGTGATGAACGTTTAGATCAACACATTCTTGTAAACGGTAAGTTTGCTTATCTTCAAGAAGATCGTGCATGGATTGACAAACCTTTTTACACTCTTAAACGTGCTGTTATTCGTAACATGATGATTTCTTGTGATTCTAAGTTATCTTCTACTGTAAAATTTGGAGTAGTTGCTTACGCTATTGACATCAAGCAAGAGATTATCAATACATGTGATCTTTGTCAGGAATACGGTGATCGTATTGATCTTTTTAGTATTACTGGTCGCCGCCGTAACAAAAAAGTTAATGGTAAATCTGTAAACTGGTATGAGACTGGTTTTATTGATGATACTGTGGTAAAATATATTGAGTATGTGTATAAGACTCTGGAGGATGCTATACTTGCCACAAATTAATTTACTTCAGGGTGATTGTTTAGTTGAAATGAACAAGATCGCAGATGGATCGGTTGATCTGATCCTCTGCGATCTTCCCTATGGAACTACAGATAGAAAAGGTGTAGAAAGTAAAGGAAATAACCGACTCTTGAGTTGGGATACTGTTATCCCACTTGATAAGTTGTGGGATCAATATAGACGTATTCTGAAACCCTTGGGTGCAGTTGTATTAACTGCTGATCAACCTTTCACCAGTCAACTTATCTTGAGTAATCTGGAATGGTTTAAGTATGAATGGATTTGGAAGAAAAAGAAAACAACTGGATTTCTTCTTGCCAACTATCGCCCGATGAAATGTACTGAAGATGTTGTTGTATTTTCTTCTGGAGGTGCTGCTGCAGCATCAAGAAATGGTGGCAATATGACTTATAATCCACAGGGATTGATTGAGAAGAATGTTAAGAAAAAGAATAATGCAAAACGACTTGGTAAGTTTTTACACAACCCTGAACACATGGGAGCAGGTAATAAATTGCTGCATGAGACTGAGTATGAGCAAAAGTACACTAACTATCCATCAGAAATTATTGAGTTTGGATTGGATCAAAATGTTGTTCACCCCACACAAAAACCAGTTGAATTGATGAAGTATTTGATTAGAACATATTCTAATCCTGGGGAAGTTGTCTTGGACAATTGTATGGGTTCAGGTACAACTGGTGTTGCAGCAGTTCAAACTGGGCGCAGTTTTATTGGTATTGAGATGGATCAACAATACTATGAGATTGCCAAGAAAAGAATAGAAGATGCTGTGCCAGTTGTGGAAGTGGACCAAGAGGCACATAATCCCTTGGTGAATGCCCTATACTAACAAGGTACTCAAGCAAATCACTTGTGGAACTTAACGAAGAAAACTATTGTGATCAAAAACCAGTCATGATAGAATTTACATTTGAAGAGCAAGATCTATTGAATGATATATTGTGCCATGCATCTGATGGAATATATGTTGCATGTCCAAATCTTCATGAAATGCCAGAAGACTCTGAGATTCGGCAACGTTTTAGAATGCTTGAACAAATGAGGCATAAATCTAATCAACTTTGGGCAAAACGATTCGGTAATTGATTATGAAAACTTCTACTGCTCTTGGTTTTGCTTTTGGTTTGATTGTTCTTATAACTGCTGGATTTCTGTTTGAGGCATGGTTACTCGGACTGATTCTATCTTGGTTTGGTGTAACTTTGTCGTTCTGGCAAAACTTTGCTATCATCTTTCTTGTCAATCTTATTTTCAAATCTAACGTATCTGCAAAGTGATTTGAAGGGGATGGTAAAACCTCCCCTTTTTTTCTAAATAATTGCAAATGCATTTATGTTTAGATGGCAAAATCGGACAAACCAAAAACTGATATAAATGAAAGTCTTTGTTGTATAGCATTGAGATATATTCAAATACATGCAAATAAAACTGAAGATGATTTTGTAGATTTTATTTTAAATGCTTCCGAAACAGAATGGAGTAGATGTTTTGAAAATGTTGAAGTTAAAGTCAAAGATCATGGAAAATATATAAAAACTTATAAAGATTATCCAGATTGGATTGTTGGATCTTTTAGAAGTGCTAAAAAAATTGAGAGTGTTTTGGGAGTATCTTTGCAAAATTATATCATTTCAAAACCAGAAGAAGGTTCTAAAAGTAAAGCACACTTAATTAAAGAAGAGTGTACTTCGGCAATTAAAAATTGGGCTCAGGAATATCAATTATCAAATGCTGCAAAAGCACTGGGTTGGACTCGTGGTATATTGGGGTCATTAAAATCCGATAAGATAAACATATCTGATATAATATTAGTTAAAAACATATCTGGAATATATGACCAATTAGAGGAAAACGTAAAAATTACAAATAATATTAAATATAATGATTTAAGTCCTTCAATTTTGCCAGATTTAATTACACCAAAAAACTATAATGAACTATTAAATCTTGCATGGAAGAATGGAGAAATATATGGAATTTCACTGAAAAAAATAGATGTAAAAAACTCAAATGTTCCAGCAAAAATAATCAATTTTAATCCAAGTTCTGCCAATCAAGTAAATAATTACATAGATGAGTTTAACTTCTTTATATCAAATTTAGTTGGTGCTGCTAAAAGTGGAAAAAATTATACACAATTTGAAAAACTTATTAAAAAATCTATTGAGTTAGAACCAGTTTCTTTTACAGCAAAAGATAGATTGGAGGTAAAGTATAAATTTACTTTTAAAATTAATAATCAAAAAAAATCATATGATTATGTTGTTTGGACTAATTTTGGACAGGGTACAAATAGTGTGTATTTCCAGCAAGTAGGTAGTGGATCTGCAAGTGGAGAAGGTGGAATAACATTAAGTTATTTTAATACTATTTGTAAAGAAATTCCAGAATTAAAACAATTCATAGAGCATGTGAAAGATAAAAGATCAGAATACTTTTTGAATGCATGTGAAAAATACGGTATTGTTTATAATTCAATAAAATCTAAAATGGGTAGTTCGGCACTATCTTCTGGAAAATATAATACGACTTTATATACGTCTGATGATTTTAGGAAATTAGTCTATGTGTTACTAACAAATATAGAACCAATTAATGAAGAAAAATATAATGTTATAAAACATGGACCAGTTTCTTCCTCTAATTTTATAAGTAAAAATAAAGAAAGTGAATTAGTTCTTTATGATGGAGAGGAGCAAAAAGTGGTAAGAGTAAATTATAAGGCAATTCAATGTTTGGAATATTTTTTCAAAGAATATGTTGATTTTTTGTCAAGTAATAATAGTCAAATGGGTAGATATTTTGGCGTATCTTCACAAACTGTCATTAATATTGTAAATAGAAGGAAAAAAATACAAGAAGAATTTGAAAAATTATATAAATCTTCAGTTTTAGGTCGTCAATTATCAAAATTAAATACATCCCAAAAATCTCTTCCAACAAAACAAAGAATCAAAGGCACTACATCAACAGAAACTAAAAAATTAAAGGAAGAATCTGCTTCCAAAATTAAACTAGAAAAAAGAACTCATGATATGTTTGAAAGGAAGGCAAAATCTAATGCACTTAAAAAATTTAAAGAAATAGAACCTCAATACAAAAAATCTTTTGCTTTACTTGCAAATGCAGAATTTGGATACATGTATTCCAATCATGCGGAAAAAATAAATGAACTTGTTAAAAAACAAGTTTTATTGTCATTATATGCTGCTGCTAGTGGAAGAGGATACATAATTTTTGATGGAAAAAGATTTGAAATAGATGATTATTTTGAAAAGGATGTGAGAGGAGTGCCATTTTTGAAAATAGGTATGTGACACTTCAAGAACTGCCACATACATGGTTGCTTTTGAACGACGATCCAGTATTATATGAAAGTAATCAACCAACACCTCTACCATGACCAAAGAAACACTCATCAATCTTAACGCAAAAGAGATCAGTGTTATTTTGTATGCTTTAGAGTCTCTTACTGAAAGTGATGTGTATTATCTTGAGGAGCATCATACTAGTCCTGATTGGGTGAAAGAAAAGTTGGAAACCCTTTCAAGAACCATGGTGTGACACCTCACAAACTGGCACACAGGCACTTCACAGGCACCTGTGTGCCTCTATAATACACACATACGCAATCAACCCATGAGCGCCACCTTCGCTGACTATGCTGCCCAGGAACAGGCACGGCAGAGCATCGTTGATGCTGTTCTGCTTCACACCTATACTCTGTGTGAGGCACTCAAGCACAATTATGTTGAGTATGCCATTCGTGGTCATCAAAAGTTTGTTGATGATCAAGAAACAAAAGAGTATCATCAACGTAAGATTGATGAACTCAAGAATAATGAGTGCCCAGTAGATTTCATCGTTGAAAGTGGACGTAAGTATCACAAAATCATCTTTATTGATGGTGGTGGGCAGCGTTCTGTTCATGCATTTGTGGACAAACAAACTGGTGAAGTGTATAAGTCTGCCAGTTGGAAAGCACCTGCCAAAGGTGTTCGCTTTGATTTGCGTTTGATTGAGCAACGTGAATGGTTATTTGAGAATGCAGATTGGGCGGGAGGATACCTTTACGCACGATGACTTGGTTACTTTTGTGGATTTTACTTTCTATTCCTGCTGGAATGGTTACTGGGTATCTTATTGAAACGCCTGATGACAACAACTGACAAACTCATCTTCATTTCTTCATTCATTTGGTTTTTACATTGGGGGCAATGTCTTACATCACGCATTCTGGATACGGTTATTCTAAACGCCTCTGTGAGGACGTTACCATTTGGTTTTTAAATAAGTTTCTGCCACGTTATCGTTTGGATGTGCGTATCGTGCATCGTGGATTAAAACGTGAATTGGTTTATGGTTGGTGTGACTTTGAGGACGATTATAAGCGTCCAAGAAGTTTTCTGATTGAACTTCAAACTTTCATGAATCAAGAACTTTACATTCAAACTCTTTTACATGAACTGGTACATTTACGTCAATGGGTTCTTGGTGATTTGCGACAAAAACGTGGTAAAATGTATTATGGACCTCATAAGATTGAGGATTATGAATATGAAGATCAACCACATGAAATAGAGGCACGGGAACAGGAAGTCACATTATATCTGGAGTATTTGATTGAGAGGAACCGTATGCCAGTTCCACAAGTGGTACAGTTCTTTCCCAATCGCCTGACGCACCTGCTATAATTACAAAGTAATCAACGAAACCACGATGATCACCGACACCACTCAAGATCAACAGATTCGCCGCACTATTGTCAAAGAAGTGGAATCTATGGATCTTCGCCTCCTGCAACGAATTGCCTATGAGGTTCGTTGTGAAGAAATGTGGATTCGCCCTGATGGTTGGAAACTCTATCCCGAAGAATGATGATTCGCTTTCTTTTGAATCTCATTCCTGTTAGGCACGGATCTTATACCACCAAAGGTAATCAGATTCATCGCACATTCTTTAATGGATTCAGTTACATTGCTTCTGAATGTAAGACATTAGCAGAAGCACAACGCATCACAAACGATCTTAATCAACTGACAAACAAATGACTGACAACGAAGGCAAACAATGTGAACGATGTGGTGAAGGAACTTATGAAATTGCTGATTTGAATGATGAAATTCATGGTGAGCGTCACTGTAACAAATGCGGTCATTTTGTGAAGCGTTATGATGACTGAAACACAAGAACAACTCATCCGCACGATTGAGCAAAGAATGGAAGATCTCATGGTTTTTGATGAGGATCTTGCCTATCAGTATGATTGTGATTATTATTATGAGAATGGCGAACCAATTGTAGAATTGTTCACACCTCAACTTCTTCAAGAAATCGAACGACACATTCAAGAACTTGATCAATGAAAACCACTCAACTCTATTTGGTTGCGATTGCTACTCTGATGTGGATGTCTTACACCATTCATCATGATGATCGTAAGCAGAAGCAACAAGAGGCGCAGATTCATCAACAGTTTTGTGTAGCATACACCTTTCATCCCGATTGTCCTTCTAAGTAATCATGGCACTTTCACAATCTACAATCATCAAACTTGCCGATGCTCTGAGTGTTGATGTTGCTCAGTACATTACCGAAGATTATCGTTTCTTTGATCTCATGGTGGAGTTGATTCCTGATGCGATTCATGCTAAACTAGGCGATGTAGATGATATGATCGTTGCTGAACTTTCCATGTGTATTTCTGAACGTATGCGTTTAATTGGAGATTGAAAATGACTGAAGATTTTGTAAGACTGAATGTTCATGAGATTGGTATTATTCTTTCTGCACTTCAAACTCTGAGTGTGAGTGATGAAAGAGTAATTGCCAAAGACTATGGTAGTGCTCCCGCATTATACAACAAGTTGTATTCGATTTATGAACAAATGGATCGGTCAAAGGTCGAACTGCGTTACGAACTGACTCCATCATTTTGAAACATGGATTCAAAAGCAAGGATTCTTTCCAGCATCACAATTGTTTTTGCGTTCTATATGACTTTGTATCATGACAGCGTGATGGGTGCAAAACTTTATATGATTGGAAATCTTTTAGCACTTCCATACATGATTCGCAATCGCTGTTGGGATGTGGTTGCGCTGTTGACTTTTTTGATTATTATGGGATTACCAAAAGTTATTGGAGGACACTAATGGATTTTACACTTGAGCAACGAAAACTGATTTATAATGCTGTGAGATATTATCAAATCAATCGTGTACCTCATGCAGGAAAAGACTATCAAAATCTGGATGAAATTCTAAATGGATTGTTTTCAGAAGTGATTGATCCTGTACCAGTTGCCGTACCACCACAACGACCTAACGCAGGATTTGGAACTACTACATCATGAACAATCAAGACCTACAAGCATTCATCGAAGCATTTGACGATTTTATGAAACACTTTGAAGCAGAAGAACTTTACTACGAAGGTCGTAAGGTTTATGAAAATCACCGTGCTCAGGCAAAACATGCCATGGTAGAAGAAATTGAAAAGAAAGCAGCAGAACTGGAAGTGACCTGTGATTATTATATGATGGAGTTTATGTAATATTCATACGTTGACAAATCTCAAACAATCATCTAAAATTAAAGAGTAATTTAACATCAAAAATGAAATCACTTTACATCGTTGACTACTGGGTGCCGTTTCCATCTTCCGAATATGGTGGTGTAGTCAATCTAATTGCAGAATCAGATACTGAAGCATTCGCCATTTTATCACAAGGAAAATCTTTTGACGATCGTTATGTAGATCGTATCATGCCAAATGTAGTGAGTGCTCAGAAATTTGCTTTGGCAGATGAGCATGAGTCTGGTATTGTTGAATCATTCACAACATGATTTAAATGTATGGCAACTTTCTACAAAGGTTTGGAAGTTCAATACAAGCAGCATACTGGTTTTATTGATTTTGTATCTGAAAAGTATGTAACTCTTTGTCTTAGAGTATTTGAAGATCGTTCAAGAAATGTATGCCTGCTTATCTATCCTGAACAATGGAAAGATGTAAAACTACTGAAAGAATCAACCAAATGAAATCTCAAAATGTATGGAGATGGTGGTCAAAAGCATTAGGTGAGAAACCATCCAAATGTGACAGAGAGTCTGATAAGATTGCAATCATTCGTACAGTTATTTTTGCAACTTATCTGATTACTAACTGTTTTATTGTTGCTGGTGTCATCAGACATTGGAATGATAATCAATCAATTGAAATTTACATCGACAACACACCTCATGAAGTACCAGGTAATTTACACCAAAAACAAGAAGAAATCGGTATCAAAACAAGTAGCAACTTTCTATAATATTGAAGATGCCATCATGTGGGAAAAACACATCAAAAATCAACACTATAATAATGTAGAAATTGTGCCTTTATTTTCTTAATCTGTCTAAATAATTTCAATACAAGGTAAACGATCATATAAAATGAGTGTTTCACAGCAGACAAAAACTTTATATAAAACTGGGCCAATAAGATTTAGTGACTTGCGTAAAGATTTTGCTAAGCAAACCACAGGAGCAATTAAATCTAGTGATCTTTATCGTGAAGTTGGTGTTGGAGTTACCGATCCAATTGTTCCTGATGCTGATATTAATGAAAGTGTACCTGCTGTTGATTCTGGAAATGCTTTAAATTTATCAAATTTTAGAGGAACAGTTAAAGAAATTATACTTAAACAATCAGGAACAGATTTAAATTTTTATGGTGATAGTGCCGATGGGTGGGGTGCAAACTTAGACAGAAATATTAGAAAAATATTACAAGTTACTGGAACTGTTGGGTCTAACGATCCAGCATCTTCTTCTTTTAATTGGAATGGTGATGCAAGAAATGTAGAAGTTGATGTGTCTGGTATTATTGATGGATCAGCTGGTGCATCTGGCACTTTAGATGCTACTGATGGACAAGATGGTGGAAAATCAGTTGAATTAAACGCAAATCATAAGATTAGATTTGTTGTTCAACCAAATGGAAAAATAAGAGCTGGCGGTGGTGGTGGTGCTGCTGGAAAAACTGGAGATCCTGGATTAGATGGAACAGATGGAGCACCAGGGAATCCTGGTGATGATGGACTTGATGGACCTTCTGGACCTCATGGTGCTCCAGGTGGCCCTGCTGGTCCAGGTGGAACTGGTGGTACTCTTGGTGCATTTGGAAAATCAGGTACTGGTGGAGATGGTGGTCCTGGTGGCAAAGGTGGCGGTGGTGGCAAAGGTGGAGATGGTGGACAAGGTGGTGAAACAGGAGGTTTTGGTGCTCAAGGTGATAAAGGAACAGATGGAGCAGGCGGTCAGTGCTATCAAGTTGAAGAGAAAAATGTTAATGGGGGATGTAATCAAAAGGAAAGACCAGGTTGTCCTGACGGATATTATGATGGAGGAACATTTCAACAAACATGTGGTTGGATATTTTCGCGTCCTGGTCGTCATTGTAAAATAAAAGTTTATAGTCAAGTGCCAGGCGGCTATGGTGGTATTGGTGGTCCTGGTGGAGATGGTGGAGATGGTGGAGATGGTGGCAAGGGCGGCAAAGGTGGAAATGGTGGATATGGCGGCGCTGGTGGTGCTGGAGGTTCTGCTGGTAAAGGCGGCAAAGGTGGAAAAGGAAAAGGTTATTTAAATTCATCTAATTCTTTTCAATCTGGAACTGCTGGTGGAAAAGGAAATCAAGGGCAAGCTGGAGGATCTTTTCAACAAGGTTCTCCTGGTGGTCAAGGTGGTTATGGTAAATATGGTGATTATGGCCCAATAGGACAACCTGGAGAACCTGGAACTCCATGTCCTGGTGGACTTGGATATTATACTTCAGTATATGCTTCCCCTGGGCAAACTGGAGGATATGGTAAACGGGGAGAACAAGGAACACCAGGAACACCAGGAACAGCAGGTCAAAAAGGAGAATCTGGAGAAGGTGGAAAACCAGGAAAGGATGGAAATCCAGGACAAGATGGTGGAGCAGGTGGTGATTATGGACAAGATGGGCAAAGCACTCCATGGGGAACTGCAGGTAAAGGTGCAGCAGCAATTGTTGGTGGAGGTGGGCAATATCATGTGATTCTTCAACCAGCAAGTTCATCTTATCCTGCTGGTGTTGTGGCTGGTGCTTATGATCAAACCACAACTGATGTGACTTCTGCATCCAAAACACCATTTGTAAAACCACAACTTCCTGCTGCTACAATTTCATCATCGTCTTCTACATTAAATGAAGGATCTACGATGACGTTTAGTGTTTCAACTCAGAATATTCCAGAAGGAACAACTCTGTATTATACGTTATCTGGATTTGCCGTAAAAGATGTTGACTTTCAATACAATCCTTCTACAGACAGTACACTCTCTGGTGCATTTACAATTGCATCGAATGCAGGAACATTTGATGTTGTTTCAGTCACAGATGGATTAATTGAAGATAATATCGAAGTTCTTGTTTCAGTTAGACTTGATGATACTCAGGGTGCTATTCTTGCTTATAAAATAATTACTTTAACTGCTAATAATACTTAATAAATAAATATCGATAACTTTATAAAAAAGTAATGATCATGAGTTCTAATTTATATTATCCAACTAAAAGTATTATAGAATATTTTGAAGCTAATGGAAAACAATTTTCTATTTCTGATGAAGAATTTGTTAAATTTGTTGAAATTTTTTATGTTTTCTTTTATATACATACAACACAAGATGAGGTAACTTGTTCTTCTGAAACTCAAGAAAAGAGAAAGTCAATATGTTCCAATTGCACTTATTATAATAAAGGTAAAGATTCTTGCAGTCTTTGTGGATGTATTATTAAAGATAAAGTCATAGTTCCAGTTGAAATGTGCCCGATGAGAAAATGGAATATGGATTTGGATCTTTTGAAAACGCATATTGGTGAAGTTGTAACATTTATAGATGATTTTTTAAAGACTCAAAATAAATTAATTTCTCTTGAAGATCATGAGAAATCATTTGAATCTACACCTAGTGAAACAAATGAGTGAAGAGCAGCAGTATCCATCAGTTGGTGAACAGGCAAAGAGTATTGTCAATTTAGTTCAAGATGCAATTAGTGATGTATTGAAAGGTAATCAATTATTTGCATCTGAAGAAGAACAAAAGAGAAGAATGGAGATTTGTAAGACTTGTGAGTATTTCTCTTCAGAGGACGTAAGATGTAGAAAATGTGGTTGTTTTCTTGAACAGAAGACTTCTCTTACATCATCTAAGTGCCCATTAAATAAGTGGAATCCTGAACAAACAACGTCATCTTGGTTCTAGGCATAATACCAATAGAAACCTCTGTAACTAAAACGTCCAGGATGATTTAAACTTTTTACTAATCCTGTACCAGCACCATTACCACGAAGAGCATTCTTTGCTTCCATTACACTTTCATAACGGGGACCTAATCTCTCCGTTTTTTTGTGTATGCCAAAGACTGGTCTTTTTTTATGATTCTCTTCAATTACTGACCATTTGTATCCATAACACTTATAACAATTACGGGCACAAATCATTATATTTGAATTCTTTCTTGCATTACCTGTCACTTCTTCTGCCGCAAGTGCTGCTGATTCCCATATCTTAATCTCACCAGTTTCAAGATTTCTTCCTTGTACTTTATGACCAATACGTTTATTTTTATTATTACGATTTTGATTTAAGAAAGCATGAGGACGATTTGGTTTCTTTACAACTTCGGGTACAATTGGTAATAGATCTTCATCATCATCGTCCTCTTCTTCTTCAAAGACTCTGTAGTTATAGTTTTCACCATCATAAGAGTTATGATGAATAATCCAATCTTCTCTTTTTTGATCTAATTCTCTTTCATCACATTCATCAATTTCTTGTATGGTAAAACGATGTACTCCATACTGACGAAATGCTCTGTGTAGTGGTTCAGTAGACATTCTATTTGCTAATTGTATGTGTGATTGCCATTCCTTATTCATGGGTAGAAGAGTACTGCCCACATACTTTAGTCCATTCTCTTTGTTTGTGATGAGATAGATGATGCCTCTTGCCATAGGTGTAATGTTGTAGTGTATTATATACTAATTATAGTGTGACAGATCCCTTTACATTTTGTTAACCTTTTGAGATGTGTAAAAGTATCAATTGATGCAATAATTCTGTATTGTGAAATATATTGGTGTTTATTTTGTGAATAAATACTTTTTATTTTTAAATACGAGATCTTATAGTCTTATGTGAGTTAAATACGAGATCTTATACGAGATCTTATAATTAAATACGAGATCTTATTATGTAAATACGAGATCTTATGGTGGACTTAGCGTGCATACCATAAAACGCGCAGTTTGTCAAGTCCCACCCCCGCCGCAGGTTAGGAAACCCCCACAAGATCGCCACGAGATCCGCACAAGACTTATAAGACTACGAGATCGCATTACGAGATCTTATCATATCATCATATCTTAACATTACGAGATCTTTATGCATATATAACAATAACATAATCTTGCACGAGATCTGGGTGAGCACAACGGGCTTGCACTCTCTGCGAGATCATGCTATCATATACATACACGTTCATCAAATCACTACGAGAGTTATGTACGACAATTACGAGATCGAGTTTCATGGGAATGACTTTAATCTTGATGAGGAATCGTACTACGAGAATCATACACGAGATCTGCACGAGGATGATGATTATGCACGAGATTCGCATGATTACGAATCACTTGCATATCGCCATTATGCATGATAGAATACTCAAACATCATAGGAGATGCTCATGATTGCACAGAAACGCCTGGTACGTGTTACATTAGACATCATGTGTTATGATGATCTAGATCTAGAAGATATCAATTGGAAGGATCTTCTGGAACTAGAAGGTGGTGAAGAAGTATATACTACCATCAAGGAGTATGATCCCTTTGCATAGTGTGACAGTTTGAGAACTGGCACAAGGTTGCCCCAAAGCACCACGTGGAGGGTTTATGTTGGTTTCGTTCAACACACACCACCCCATGATTCTTCTCACTCTGCCTCATTACGGTTGTGTATTCACTCTTTCGCAAGAAGATGGCGATGAGTTATACTTTGCGCCGATTTATAAGAATGGAACTATTAATCTTGAAGAGTTTGCTCCTGTAGATCTTGATGCTGCAGATATGGATGAGAAAGAGTTAATTGACATTCGCAATCGTTTGAGTGCCTTGTGCCAATTGTGAAACTGGCACAAGACCCCTTGCGGAAATATTCGTGAGGGGTTAAATTACATTTGTTCCTGAGGTTTGTATGCTTTTCGCCATCTCCAAACTCAACAACTGCACCTACACTCTGGAGGCAAACAATCAGCGAGTTTTGATGTATGCTCCGCTGCTACCTGATGGTTCATACGAAACCGCAGGATCTGCCTATGATTGGGTAGAATGGGATCGTCTGGAAGGTGATATCCTAGAAGAGGCAGATCGTATTCACAAACTGTTGCTTGCTGAAGTGACAGTTTGAGAAGTGGCACAACCCCCCTTGTGCTCCGCCTGAATCCCTGTTACATTACATTTGTTCGCCACTCACAAACACCATGGCAACTCGCTCACGTATTGGCATTCAACTTGCCGATGAATCTATTCTTTCGGTGTATCATCACTGGGATGGATATCCCGAATGGTTGGGTAGAATTCTCACCACACATTACAACAGCAAATCTCTTGCTGAAGAACTGATTGATGGTGGCAGTATGTCATGCTGCTGGACAGATGAGCGTTGGAATGATAGTGGTGTCAAAGGTGTTTATGGTCCTAATTATTATTCCTATAGGGGTGATAATGAACCTCCAGTTCTTGATGCTTCGCTGGAAGAGTATCTCTCTGATGGTGAAGAGTTTGCCTACCTTTTCCGTGATGGTGAATGGGTATGCTACAATATGCACCAATTCGAAGATTACAAATCTCCCGAACTGGTAGAGATTCCTGCTGGTGCGCTGGCAGTTTAGAACACGAGATCATGTACAGTATATGATATCACAACAAGATTGTCAATCACTTGACATTACATTTGTGATATCATATACTGTACAAACAAGGGAGCATGGTGGAATCGGTAGACACACCAGACTTAAAATCTGTTGAGCATTACGCTCGTGGGAGTTCAAGTCTCCCTGCTCCTATTGGGTGATTCGAGAGTATCATCACCCATATGTGTACGAGGTGAATATATCCATAAGAATAGGTGAGTAGATAGGGATGAGGCAGGGGGTGGTGCCCCTGCCTTTTTTTTATCATTACCAAATCTAATAGAACTCATAAAAACTTCTGATGTTACAGAGTGTTTCAATTGCTTGCACAGGGTGCCTGATGCGCTATGATGTGCTCGTGGTTGAGGCATTCTCTACACCCACCTCCCACCAAACAACAATGACTTTCGCAATTCCTGCTCTGACTGCTATTGAAACTGCTGTGGAGTTTGTTGAAACTGCCATCGCATACGGCACCAAAGTTTATGCTTTTGCCTCTGAAATCTTCACCGTTTCCGCTATTCTTTGGACTCTGAACTTTCTGGCAACTGCTATTCAAAAGACCTACAATGCTGGTTTCGTTGTTGGTAAGTTCTACCGCACTTATCTACACAAACATCTGAAATCTGCTGCCATTCGTATCATCGCTGGCACGATCTTCGTGAGCATTCTTGCCTTCGAAGGTGCGGTGATTGTTTACAACAACCGCCACAAGATCCTACCTGCAATCAACAACATTCGTAACGCAATCGGGAGGCAGTTTGCCTATGCCGTGTGACACCTGATGAACTGGCACATGGGGGGTTGCGATGCCCCCCAATTCGTTCTACATTACATTTGTTCCTGAAACACCACCCATGGACACCTATTTCTTTGAGATTCAAGATGCTCCTGGTGAGATCTATGACATCGAAGACTCTGCCGATGAAGAGATCTTTGACATTATCCCCGAAGAGTTTGATCGTACCAAGTTCATCGAAAGTGATGAAATTGACGCAAACTTCATTCAAATGCTCAACAGCAACTACACTCTCTGAAATCTAATGAAAACCATTAAAATCTTCGGCATCTATCACACCTACGTTGTAAACAAAACTTACCTGAAATGACACCTTCCACTCTCAACTTTACTGGTGATGCTGTAACCTATCTGGGTTTCGTAGGTGTCATCTCCACTCTCATCATCGTGGTGAGCGTGTTTCGTTCCTATTACAAATCTCCTCTGAGAAAATGACATTCAACCGCGACCAACTCATCGAAGATTACATCCAACAAATCATTGAGGGGATGGATTATAAGACAATGGAGTGTATGGTTTATGACACTCTGAAAGACAATCTCTCCTCCTATTCTGATGAAGAA